TATGTACGGTGATTCAAGTAGACAAGCTGCTACTATTATTGCTAACAACAGTGCCAGCAATTTACCTAGTGCCCCTATGATCACATTCTATATTAGCGGATTAGAATATGATCAGCGAAGAACACAGAGTCCTACTTTTATTGACAAGATTAATGTGCGACAACGTGCATATAATAGTGAAACTCAAGAATACGAAACTACTCAAGGACAAGCGTTTACTGTTGAACGATTAATGCCAGTGCCGTATACGCTCAGACTTAATGTAGAGTTTTGGACTACTAACTACAATCAAAAACTTGAACTAATAGAGCAATTGGGTACATTATTCAACCCGGCGCTGGAAATCCAAAGTACTGACAATTTTATTGACTGGACTTCGTTGAGCGTTGTATATCAAGATGGATTAACATTTTCATCAAAGACTATACCACAGGGAACTGCTAATCCAATTGATGTGCTGAGTTGGAAATTCTATATGCCAGTCTGGTTAAGCTCTCCGGCTAAACTTAAAAAATTAGGAGTTGTTGAAAAAATCATTGCTTCTATATTTCAAAAAACTGCGCTGTCTGATATTAAAGATGATGATTTGTTATTAGGTACTAGACAAAAGATAACCCCATATGGATATAACTTACTATTAGTTGGCAACACACTACAAATACTTCCTGCTAATCAAGATTTTTATCCAGGTAATGATGATTTAACTATCCCTCCTAGTCCTGATACCTCAGTATATTGGTCAAGTGTACTGAATGTATACGGTACTATTCGCCCGGGAATTTCACAAATTTGGTTACAAAATCCATATATGGACACTGACATAGTAGGTACTATAGTTCTTGATCCAGCTGATGATAGATTGCTAACTTATACAATTGACATTGACACGTTACCACAAAATACATTAGAACCAGTTGATAGTGTGATTAACCCATTAGTTACTGGTCCCAATGCAGGGTTACCTGCTCCGGTTCATGGCAGACGCTATTTGATAGTAGATAATATTGGACACCTAGGTGATACAACAATTTCTTGGGGTGGGGTCATTGCGTATGCTAATGATATAATTGAATATAATTCAATTACAGGGCAATGGTTCGTTAGTTTTGATAGCAACGCAGATACAATTGTTCAATACGTTACTAACTTGGCCACTGCTGTCCAATATAGATACACCGATCAATCTTGGATGAAATCTTGGGAAGGTTGGTATGATCAAGGTGACTATAGCATTGTAATTTAATATTCAGTGACGCATATAATGTGATAAATCATTATATGCGTAATAATTCAGCCGGAGTATTTTTTTATAGTAGTAACACCGGACGATATCTATATCTACTCCGCACTGATTCTAGAAATCCATACAATTGGGGATTGCCAGGTGGCAAAGTCAACCGTGATGAAACTCTGCTAGATGGCGTTACTCGTGAATGCGAAGAAGAATTAGGGTATTTTCCTAAATTAGGTAAGCTAATCCCTATTCAGAAATTTGTAAATCATTCATTTACTTACAATACCTTCTTCTGTGAAGTAGAAGAAGAATTTACTCCTATCCTGAATAGTGAACATTGTGGCTATGCCTGGGTAGGAGATAATCAATATCCTAAACCTCTGCATCCCGGATTACTTAGCACAGTTAATTTCGATATAGTACAGGAAAAACTGAATGCGTTGACGAAAAAAAAGCCCTAATGGGCTTTTTTTACTTAGTTCGAATTATATGTGTCGTAGAGGGAGTAGACACAATTGATTCTGCTGCTTTTGTTTTATTCCCTTCAAGAGCATCAAGTCTTGCGTTTACTTTTACATCAGCTATCTGAGTATTTCTGGAATTAGTAGTCAATTCAGTCAAATCAGTTCTTAGTTGAATCCATGCTGCTAAACAACCCACTTGAGCAATACCAATCACCCATGCGATAACTTTCCAAGCACCTTTGCCTTTATTAATAATTTCCTCGCTGTTCTTTGTACTCTGATTGTAGGCAAGCAAATGTGTTTCTAGTTTAAAGCTTATATCCTTAACTGTAACCGTATTTGCTTCCAAAGCCAAATTGATTGAGTTTAAAACAATCAAGAAGGCTCGTTGCTTAGGGTCATCTTCCGCAGCAATCATCAGCGATATATCTAATACCGCTGGTGTTGATACTGTATGGTACGATGACGCCATATTATGCCGCGTTAATTGTTACGATTGGGAACGGCTGACCTGGAGTAGCATTCGCAACTTGAGCAGTGTTGAATGTTACGGTATACGGTAAAGCAGTAGTTACATTACCAAATCCATCAGCATTGTGATCAGATAAACGATCAATATATATTGTAGCTGATCCAGCATCAGTAGCAGTGATGCTCATTGTGTTAGCAGTTAGAGCAGCATTAGCAACATTAGCAGTAAAGCAAGGACCAATTAATCCAGTAGTAAGACCTTCAACTAAGAACTTGCTACGACCTTTTTGACGAATAAGATATCCAGCTTCATCTTTAGCATGAACCCAATCAGTAGTTGTTACTGTTGCTGGAGAAATAGCAACTAGAGTAACAGTATCTTGAAGAGCAGTACATGTGATACTAGCAGCAGTTGCCAATACAAATACAGCACCACCTGAAGTTGCTGAGATAGTGATAGATACACCGTCGATGTTGATTGATTTTACATAGTATACTATACCAGCAATGATATTACCGATGCTTTCGCTGAATACGATTGGTTTGTTCAATACTAAACCAGTATTGTCAGAAACAGTAACAACATTTGTTGTAATAGTAGTTGCTGTAACACTAATCGAAGCTGCGACAGAAGCTGAGAAACCTAATAAACCTGCAGTAGTACTGAAGATTGAAGCTCCGGCGGCTGCTGTATTTGCAAAGTCAGTGCCGATACCGTATACTTTAGTGTTTCCTGAGGTGCTTTCGATAGTACCAACACCAGCGACACCGATAGCAATGCGAGCTAGTACTTGATTACCAACGATACCTGTGTTTCCACCCACTACGCCATACGTATTTGATAATCCGTTTGGGTTGTTGAATCCTGTATCAACTGCACCAACAGTGAACGGGACTGTTTGAACAGTCGTTGTTGACAATGGAAATGATGTGCGATCACGATTGGCATCTAATGAAGTTGCACTAAGAGTCATTGATGTTGTACTAGGTAAAGTTAGAACCCAGTATGTTGTTCCTGCGACAATATTACCAACAGAAGTAGCTGATACAATCGGCATGCCTATTGTAAATGTTGCTGTACTACTAGTCGCAGGTGAAAAAGTTACTACGTTTGTTGTTGCTGTGGTAGCAGTGATGATGCCAATGAATTGTGCCTTGGCGATTTTTAGTGGACGTCCCATTTGATTTTCCTTTGAAGTATTAGTGAGTTCTAGTCACTACGCTGTGGGTTACAGCATAAACTCTCCGAATGAGAGTGTATGAGTTTATTTATCTTACTTCTTTTGGAATAAGACTGTATATAATTATAATCTGCCCACTGCGACTTCTATGATGCCATCTGATCCTGAGAAATTTTCTAATGCTTTTCCGATAACAGTTCCCATTAATGGAGTCGTTGCTGGTCTGGCGTAGCCGTCACCACCACTTACTAACATGTCACCTTTAGCGATAGTTCCGCGAACTTTACACGGGACTCTTCCTTGTAGAGCTAATGCGACAATAAATTCACCCTTACAGAGAGAGTTCATTACATACGCAGGATTAGTAGACACTACGCCAGCTACCTTATTGGTTGAATCTTCAGCTATTGTTACTTCTTGACTTCCACCAAACGCCAACACGGTACCCGGGGCATAGAACTGGTCAGCAGTGTAATACTCAGCCAAGTCAGCATAAGTAGCTGTTAGCTGAGATCCTGCGCTTAGTCCCCAATTACCAGTAATAGTTCCTGCGGTCGTATTCGCACCAGATGTTATTATAGTAGTAGTTAATGAACTTAATGTTCCAACTGACGTGATGTTTGGTTGAGCAGCAGTAGTGACAGTACCTGCTGTAGTAGCACTACCTGATGTGCCTGAACTCAAAGCGTATGTCGCATTGGCAACAGTACCGGTGACATTCGCACCCGGAATAGATGTTAGACCAGTAGCTGCGCCATAATGAGTGCCAGTTAGATTAGCACCAGAGATATTACCCGTTACCGCCAATGATGTTAAAGTTCCAGTTGAGGTGATATTTGGCTGTGCTGCTGTAGTGACAGTACCTGCTGTAGTAGCAAGTGGAACAGTACCGGTTACGTTAGCACCCGGAATAGATGTTAGACCAGTAGCTGCGCCATAATGAGTGCCTGTTAAATTAGCACCCGTGATGTTACCAGTGACTGCTAGTGTAGTTAGAGTACCAACTGACGTAATATTTGGTTGTGCAGCAGTTGTTAATGTTCCTTGATGGAAGTTAGCAATTAACAAGTTACCTAAGTTAGCGTTACCACTTGATACATTACCAGTGACTACTAATGAAGTCAGTGTACCAACTGATGTGATATTTGGCTGTGTAGCAGTCGTTAATGTTCCTTGAACGAAGTTAGCAATTAGTAAATTACCTAAATTAGCATTACCTGATGTGATGTTTCCAGTGACTGCTAATGAAGTCAGTGTACCAGTTGAAGTAATATTAGGCTGGGTTGATGTAGTTAGTGTACCTGTTAACAGAGTAGCAGCCAGCGCTCCAGTTGCTACATTGAATGTCAAATTAGCATTAGATGATTGGGCATAATTTGCCGTAGTATTTCCGCTGACAAAAGTTGGATAAAACGTGCCAGTTGTTTGAGTAGTAACAACTTCGAAATCAGCTACATTCGCTCGTGCAACATATAAGTTAGGCACAAGAGTTGAACTTGTTATAGTTAGTGGCGCGGTGCCAGTTGCTATATTTGAGATAACTCTACTTGAGGTAACAA